AATGCCTCCATTCGCTCATCACGAAGGGGGTATCAATAATTGTGCCTCACAGCACAATTTATTTGTACTGCTTATGCTCTCTTTCGAGAGGGAGATATCGGCTCTATCTCCTGAGGTATCGGCAAAAAATGCCTTTCCCTCTCTGTCACATTCTTGATAGAATGCAACTTGCTCTTCATAACTCATAATTTTGAAAGCCACTAATGAACTACACAAGTTCAATTCGTTCTTCACAAAATCATTATAATCTGAGCGTCCCCAACAAAACATCATTCGTTGGGCCTCTTCGCATATTATTACAGCATGCTCTGCTGAGGAGAGTATTCCTTCTACTCTCCATGTCATCATTTTATATATGGATTTCTTCTCAATCGCTGCCACCCATTGTCCTAATTCGGGACAAAAGATTGGAGTGCGCTTAAGAAACGATGTCTCCACCACATTTTTGAAAGAAGGAGCTTCAGATTTATTAATGGAATCGGACATATTATAGCCAAGCGCTTTAAACGCTTTACCATGTGTGTCTTGATTTAACCACAACTTAACCTTATCTTTCAATGTTTTCAGATTATCATCTCCATAATTGGCAAGTTTCACATTTTCAATAAAATCATATGATACTTCCAACTCATGCACTAAATCAGCAAAATTCGAATACTCATCTTTTGATATTAGATAATTTCGAAATGCGACAATATATGCTTTAACTTCTTTGATGAACTCATCTAGACTATTTAATTCTGCAGTCCCAGATGATCCAGAATTGCCACCTGTCTCAACCTTAATCAAATCACCTTTGACCAATATGAGACTACGGAATAATGCAAGTGCCAATGCTTTCATCACTGTAATCCACCATTCGCAGTAATTACTGCGCTTGGCGATCACAATGCACACATCAAGTGCCAGCATAAAATCATCTAGCAATCGATCAAAAACTGGATAATCTCCATCTAATGAATTTTTCTTCTTTCTCTCTTTATCATCTGAAAAATTTAAATGATCATTAATAAATTCATCGTATTCTGAACTTGTAACATTCATTCCCACTTTACAGGGCATAGCTCTCCTATGCTCTTTCATCCAAGCGAAGAATGGTCCAAAAAACATACGAACCAATAACATCATCCAGAATTGTCCTGCTGCAAAAACTCGAACTCTTCCTTCATCATTCTTCTCCACTCTTCCTCTTTCTCTATCATTCTTCTTTTCTCATCGCTATTGATTTGAGGGGAAAGTTTTGGTTGACTATTGCCTCCATGAGCATTGATTATTTCTTCCCGACGACGTAAATATTCTTCCTCTTGAATAA